CCATGGTCATAAATGAAAGCGATATGCTTATTCAGATAACCCTTAGCCACCTCGTACATCTTCTCGTAGCTGCCATCACGATGCTCCAGCAGCGCGCCGGTGCGGAAGTTTGACAGCGGATCATCACCAGCAGAATACTGCTGATGTTTTTCTTCGAATAAATCACCTACGCGTTCAAGCTCGTTAGCAATAAACAATGCAAATTCTTTAGATTCAATCATAATAACCCTCCTGAAACAATTCCTCTTTGGGCAGCACAAACCAATACTCGCCCAACGGGCTAGGTGGGTACCACTCCCATTTATAGCCCTGCTCCTTGCAGTACATCACCAAGGCATCAGATGCCAGACAGTTGATAAAGCGCCCGCTTTCTCTGTACTGCTTTGCTATAGGCTCAAATTTCGTACGCATTTCATCGGCAGTATAGTGTTCAAGCGCGCGACGGCCGTCGAATATAATACTCGATGCAAGATTTTCCGCGTGCCAGAATTCGCCATGGCGTTTCAGTTTTTTCTCTAATTCTTCATTCCACTCCATGCCTTTACTCCTTTTCCACCTTCATGCCTAACCGTTCTGCCCAGCGTTTCCATTTAGGATTTTCATCGTCGTTATAATCAATGAATGCAAGCAGACTGGCGACAGCTAAAACATCATGCAGCTCTTCCTCAAGGTTGGCTTCTGCTTCCTGCTCAGTGACTGGCGTAGGATTGTTACTATATCCACTTGCACGGATAAGCTTCAATGCTGCCTGTGACAGCTCAGCAGCCTCTTCGGCCAGCTGTTCCAGCAGTTCGTGGTCATTCAACACGCTCAAAATATATTCTTGATATTTATTCATTCTACAACCTCCACACCGCCACGCAGCAAAGCCAGAAAAATACGCATCTGCATAGACTGATTACCTATACTTGACCAATGGCAGCACTGGCTTGGACGGTACTCCAAATCATCAGCGATAAAACGGTACTGTGCCGGATACGCTCCACCATGCTTCGGCTTGAGCTTAAACGCTTTGCCAACAGGGACATGCAATTTTTCAGCAATTACAGGATACAAATTAATCATAATATCGGCGTCACCTCCGTTACGCAATAAGCAAAAACTTGACAGTAGCCACGAGCGCTGTGAAGTAATACAACTTCGCGGTGCTTGCGGATTAATTTTGAAAGGAAACTAGGTCCCGGAACCGTGGATTTTTGTACCACTCTAAGTTTTGCCCACTTCCGCTGACGCGGGCAGATGCGGCTAGTCTTGCAAGTGATTTTCGTTTGTAATATACGTTTACGTTCAAGAATTGTCATTACATCAACGCCTCCGCTCCATATAACATTAACGCCAGCTGCCGCACCAGGCGCGTACGCCTGCGCTGAATAGTAGCCAGCGATTCTCCCATAAACTCAGCCAGCCCAGCAATCTCAAGCCCCTGAAAATACAGCCTCTTTATAAAAGCCACATCTTCTTCACTATTCATGCGTTCCAAACGTAGCAGCGCTTTATTAATGCGATTAACTTCTGCCGTATCGCGTTCAAGTTTTATCTCTACAGCCATTATTTTCGCTGCCTGCTTTTCTTCAGGCGTGAGACGGATACCAGAAGCACCGCCCCAACAGGTAATGTCCTTAGACTTCTCAGTGTTCTTCTCTTTCTTCAGATCACGAATGTCTAATTTATAACGTTTTATATTCTCAAGCAAAACAGGATACGCATACAAGCGAGCCTCTGTCGCCTTGTAGCAGTCCTGCGGCTTAGGCTGGCTATTTAAGGCAGCCAGCGTTGCCACAACAGTATCATGTATCAGTTTTTTGTTGTCCACCTGCGCCACCTCCTATGTGTAAAAATAAATTCAGTAACAGCTCAGAGTGGGGAGCGAGCAGCTCCCTCGCCTCCTGCTGAGTCACCGTCGCCTCGTTAGCCATGACCAGACGCAGGCCGAAGCGTGCACTAGGCAGCAGCTCTGCTCCGGCAAAGCGCAGACCTATGAGCTTAACATACAGCTTGTGATCATGGCGGGCAGCACTTGGTAGCAGCTGCCCCCAGAACTCGCTGTCGGCATAATCAGGCCACGGATCACTTACCACGCTGCCTAAGCTTAACCAACCAGCCATGGATATACTCCCCCATCTTCTGACGCAGGTCGTCCGTCATCTCACAAATCGCCAACGCCTCCTCGGAGCTGCGTGCGATACCGGCATTGGCACCCGCTGCCAACATCGCCAGCAGGAACACGCACTGCTGCAGCGTCGGCTTGCCGGTTGCCGTCTTGCACTCGATAAAGATTGCCTTGCCCGACGGATACGCTACGCCAGACAAATCACTGTAGCCTTGCGGCGGTCCGCTCTTGAACCAGCGGGCGCGCTTATTCTCAAATTCCAACGTTTCCTGCGTCGGCTGCTCACGGTATAAATATCCTTCTCCAACATTAATGCGGAAAACCTTATGACCTGCTGCCGTCACTGCGATTTCTATTTCTTTCATAATTCGAGTTTCCGATTTATTCAAATTTTAACCTCCTGTATTCATCCTGACGCAGCAGGCGGATAGCTGCATTGCGGTACCGTTCCGGTACTGCCAGCCCCAGCTCCACCGCCTTGTGCAGCGACCAGGCGAACTTAAAAATCTTGCCATCGGCACGTCTGTGCGTCGCACGGAACAGTTCCAGCTGCGCCCATGACTTACACTCTATGTGTTTGCTGTATGGCATTCGCGCAACTTCCTGCAGAATGATGTCCTCCACGACTTCCGGACCTTCGCGTTCTTCTTTTTCCCACACGTAATGACAGAGAGGGCACTCGGTTACGCTGGACTTGACCACCGCGAAACAGTTCGGGCACTGCTTAACACTGAGCTCCTGCTTTTTCTTCTTGGCTTTTGCTTCCAAAGACCATTCCCTCACATCATCCGGCAGACCATGCCGCGTGAAATTGCCAACATGGTCCAGGATCAGCGCGACCTTATCCGGATTGTTGGGATTGGTACGCATCGACCTCATCGACTGCTGTATGTGCAGCGTGAGCGACTTGGTAGGCCGCATCAGCACCACGCAATCACAGTCAGGTACGTCAAAGCCCTCGCCAAACAAATCAACGTTGCAAAGCACCGTGACCTCACCGCGTCTGAACCCCTCTACGGCGGCCTGTCTTTGCGCCTGTGGCGTTGTACCGTCAAGGTGCATGGCATTTATTCCCTGCTCCCTGAAAGCGGCTGCTGTGCCCTCGCTGGTGGCGATAGACGAACAATACACGATGGTCTGCTTGCCCTTAGCCAGCTGCAGCCAGTTCTCAACAGCACTGCCAAAGATGGCACGCTTATTCATAAGAGCTTCAATTTCAGCCTTGTCGTAGTCGCCGCGTTTAGTATGCAGCTTGCTGGCATCCGCCAGCTGCACGCCGTAGTATTTGTACGGTGCCAGATAATGGTTCTGGATGAGCCACTCGGTGCTCACTGACTCGATGAGCTCTTCAAAGACGGCCCCCAGACCGCCCTCGTTCATTCTTTGCGGCGTGGCGGTAAAGCCTAAGACTACAGCTCCCGGAAAATGCTGCAGGATAGACAGATAGCTCTGCGACAGGATGTGGTGCGCTTCGTCAACCAGAATCAGCTTCGGCTCCTGAGTCTTTGCCAACCTGCGACAGACCGTCTGCACCATGCCTACGGTGCAGAAAGAGAAGTCTACGCCGCATGCAGCAAAAGTATTGGTAATCTGCTGGCACAGCTCTTTGCGGTGCACGATGAACAGCACCCTGTTGCCGCGTGCCGTGGCGCTGGCGGCGATGTTGCCCTGGATAACGGACTTTCCACCGCCGCAGCCCAACACTGCACACACGCTGTGCCGCCCCTGACCGATTGCCCTGCGGATATTATCCACCAGCTCCTGCTGGTAGGGACGCAGCGGTATCATTTTACCGTCGGCTCCCACTTATCGCAGCCATCGCAATGGTCGCAGGCGCTGGTGTCGCGATTAGCGCAGTCATTGCACAGCGGATCACGCAGCTGCAGGGGACGGTGGCAATCCTGCGGAATGGCTTTAACGTCGACAGTTACTTCATCAGCATCAGCCTCTTGCTCTGCGAACATATCCTGCTCCCCGCCACAGGGCTTCAGGACAAAAGCGCCGATTTCCGGATCATATTCCAGATACGTGTTAGGCAGGGAAACAGCACCGGCATTCTCCAGCTTCTCCGTGTAGTTGGCGGTAACCTTGTGCTTGAACAGCGGCACTGCAATGTCCTTACCCATTGTTTCAGAATAGGTCTCAGTCAAGCTGACGGACAGCTTCATGCTGATAGAGCCATCAGCAATACGGCCAGCAAAAAGCTTCTCCAGAAGCTGCTGCAGAAGTTCATTAAAATCGGCCTTCATGCCCTTAAAGGTGTCAGACTCCAGATTCAACATCAGGTATTGCTTATTCATTGTTTTGTCCCTCCAGTTTGATGGCAGCCTGCAGATAAGCGACCGCAGATTCCAGATAATCAACATCACCGGAGCACTGCCAATCATTGATTTCAAGCAGCGCATTATTTACAGTTGCGTTTTGCAGTCTATTCATTGTCTTATCCATTATTTTCCCTCCTTTTCCGGCTTAGCGAACCTTGTAGGTTAGCTAAGCTAACCTTTTAGATAACCTTCGCAATCCTTGGAAACCGCATGGTTGAGCGGTTTTTGAATTTTAGCTAACCTAGCTAACCTTTTTCTGAAAGAGTATCCTATATATTTTTTATTACTTTAGAACTTAGGATTTTTGGGAAATTAGAGCTTACATACGTATATATATATTAGGTTAGCTAGGTTATTAGGTTAGCTAAGGTCTTAAAAGCCGCATGGTTGAGCCATTTTTTTAGCTAACCTTTAGCTAACCTAGCTAACCTTTGATATAAAGAGCGACATAATTTGCTCTAACATGATTCAAAGTATAGAGTCCGAAAAATTTACCTTGTTTTGTTTTCAGTAAATGACCGGCTTCTGCCCATTTTTTCTTTAGAGCAGCATAGTCAAAGCCTTTCTTCTCTAATTCTTCCTCAAGAACGGTTTTATTAATCATGATTACGCCATCGTTTCTACGCCTGCCCCAGTAGGCATAACCGGCAAAATCGTGAAATTCAGTATCGAATTTGTCGGCGTTGGCACCGATGACATCAACAATAAGGTTAAATGCCCGCTCGCTCACATCAACCTCAGCCTTGCTCTTAACGAAACCAACTATATCCTCCGGCGACAGCACATCGCCAGGATCACCAAAGATAGCCTTGCTCGCAATAGCATCTGCCTGCAGCATGAGAGCCATCGCCATGGCCTGCTTCTCGGTCGTATCCGTTACTTCCAGCACCAGACGCATAATCTCATTGTAATCAGCCGCAAGTTTCTTCCCTTCCAGCGCTTCGATAAACGCCCTGCCTGCACAGCCAAAGTGCTGCGTGATAAAATTAACCACAGCATTGCCGTTTTTAATTATCTGCTGGTCGCACTCTACCTCGACGACGCGGTTTTTTACACCGCCGCCGGACTGACTCTTCGTGCAGGGTTCTTCGCCGGTGAAAACAAAGCTGTTCAGCCAGGACTTCTGCCGCTGGAATGTTGCATTAGTCATGCGTCCGCGGTCAAGACCTTCAGTGACGCGCATGATCAGCGTGTCATAATTTTCAAAGCGGCTTTTAATCGTCTGTAGCTCATCGCCAAAGAACGGCAGGTTACGCAGGATAGACGCCGTACTCATCATAGAGTTGACCGTCATATTCATGGTCCGCACCAGCTTGCCCATGCCCGGATTACCCCAGACAGACGCAGCCACCATCATGGCCACGGTCTTGCCGCTGCCGGTGCCGCCCCAAAGGTGCAAAACAAATGGCAGCGCAGATACGCGCTCGACCAGCACGCTCGCAAACGATGCCGCCAGGATCAGGCGCATGTACAGGTTCTGCCGGAGCGGTGCGACGTAGGCCGCCCATTCCTCCAGCGTGCCTTTACTTGAGACTGCCTGCACCAGAGATTTATACTGCTCCTCGCAGTCCAGCTTGACCTCGTCCGTGTACGGCACAAAGCCTGCATCGGACCAGCCCATGTGGTCAATCGACTTCACCCGCGGCAGGATGTCCGGGTTCATGGCGATGACCTCTGCCAGATACTTAACCAGCAGACCGGCGTTGTCGCTGTTGACTTCAACGCCGTTGTCTGCCAGCAGGATTATTTTGTTTTTATTGGCTAACGTGGAGCGCGGGACCACCACGCTCTGCCAGCCGCCATTTTTAAAATACGCAAGCCGGATTTTTTCCGTTTCATCCTCCACGTTCACCAGCAGCTCCGTCGGCATAATGGGAATGGGACTTGCGTATTCGTTTTTATATTCTGTCCCGACCTGTACCGCTCGATACACGCCATTAATTGATGTGTTCCAG